CCTAACCCTCAACAACAATATCAACAAAGACCTCCACCAGCACGACCAGATCCTAGAGCGGAAGAATGGGCTGAAAAGAATGAATGGTTTGGACAAGATGAACCAATGACCTTGACATCTTTCTCAATTCATCGTAAACTGGTTGAAGAAGGATTTGACACCACATCTGATTCGTACTATAATGAAATAGACAAAAGGATGAAGGATACATTTCCTCACCGATTTGACAAAGTTTCGCCAACTCAGGCAGTTTCTTCTGTTAATAGAACAGGAGGGCCAGGAAGGCGCAAAGGCACAGTGAGACTCACACCATCACAAGTTGCCATTTCAAAAAAACTAGGTGTGCCACTAAGCGAATATGCGAAGTACGTGAAGGAGTAGGCATATGATAATGAAAACGAAACAACCGCAAAAACTACCATCACGCGAGTCTGAAACCCGAGAGAAAACATCTCGAAGGAAACCATGGGCTCCACCGTCACAACTAGACGCACCACCTGCACCAAAGGGCTTTAAGCACCGATGGATAAGGGCTGAAGTAGTAGGACAGCTAGACAATAAAAATGTCTCTGCCAGACTGCGAGAAGGTTGGGAATTTGTCCGAGCGGATGAATATCCTGATACTGAATGGCCTCAATTAGATTCAGGTAAATATAACGGTGTTATAGCTGTTGGAGGATTAATGCTAGCAAGGATTCCTGAGGAAACTGTTGATGAGCGAAATGCTTACTTTCATCAAATGACGAAAGATAAGGACGAAGCGATTGCAAACGATCCCCTTAAGGACCAACATCCTAGTATGCCAATCTCTTCGGAGAGAAGCACTCGCGTAAGTTTTGGTGGCAAAAAATCTAGTTAGATTTACCACATAATTTACACAAAATTGACACACTCATAAGGAGTGAGTCATAATTAATACTATGAGGAAAAATCATGGCAAATAAAGACGCGCCATTTGGTTTAAGACCTGTAGGGGAATTAGGAGCTTCAATTCAAAACAGTGGTACTACAAGGTATCCAATTGAAGATAACTTAACACAACCAATCTACAAAGGTGATCTCGTATACGTTTCAGACGGAACTGTTCAAGATACTGGAGGTTCGGCTTCGCCGGCTAAAGGTACAATTGGAGCATCCGCTAATGCAAACGTTATGAGCATTGGAGTATTCAATGGTTGTTTTGTGACCAAACACCCTACTACAGGAAAACCATATTGGTCAAATTACTATCCTGGAGCTATTAATGTAGCTACAGGAGAAAAGATTTGGGGATTTGTTTATGACGATCCAAACAAGTTGTATGAAGTACAATCTTCAGGTACGCTTGCTGATCCCACTAGTATTGGCTCTAACGTTGATTATGCATGGACTGCAGGATCAAGTGTTAATGGTCAATCTAATGCGGAGATCGGAAGTGCTATCGTTGGTTCTGGTGCTACTGGTACATTTGTCGTTGTGGGGCTCTCTCAAGATCCTGACAATTCTGACGCTTCGTCAGCAAATGCTAACTGGATAGTTAGACTTAACGAAGGCCGTTATCTGAAAACTACTTTAACAACTTCATTCCCATAAGCCGATAGGAGGATTGAACAATGGTTATATCACGTATGCAATTGGTCAAAGAGCTCGAACCCGGCTTGAATGCTTTGTTTGGGTTAGAGTATGACCGATACGAAAATCAAAACGCAGAAATCTTTGAAACAGAGAGTTCTGATCGTGCGTTCGAAGAAGAAGTGATGCTTGGTGGTTTCGCCAACGCTAGTGTAAAACCTGAGGGTCAAGGCGTAGTTTACGACGACGCTCAAGAAACTTACACTGCTAGGTATACCAACGAGACTGTCGCTTTAGCTTTCTCATTAACTGAAGAAGCCGTAGAGGACAACCTTTACGACAAAATCAGCACTCGATATACAAAGGCATTGGCTAGATCAATGGCTAACACTAAACAGGTGAAAGGTTCAAATGTATTGAATAATTCAACTACATCTGGATACACTGGTGGTGACGGAGTAACTCTGTTATCAGCATCTCACCCAACTCTTAGTGGGAACCAAACAAATCTATTAGGCACTGCCGCTGATCTTAACGAAACTTCGTTGGAAACAGCACTTATCGAAATTGCAGGTATGAAGGATGAAAGAGGATTAAAGATTGCTCTTAGGGGTATGAAATTAATTCTTCCGGTAAATCTTCAATTTGTAGCTGAAAGGTTATTGAACTCTGCAGGACGCGTAGGCACAGCAGATAATGATATCAATGCAATTAAATCTATGGGCATGGTCCCACAAGGTTATGTTATCAACAATTTCTTAGTTGATACTGATGCATGGTACATTAAAACTGATGCCCCTAATGGAATGAAACATTTCAATAGGGCGCCTATAAGAACTGCAATGGAAGGTGACTTCGATACTGGAAACGTTAGATATAAAGCGAGAGAAAGATACAGCTTCGGCTGGTCTGACTGGCGTGGAATATTTGGCACTCCAGGTGCAGCATAAAATAAATAAAGAAGGGCGAAATTAGTTCGCCCTTCTACTAAACCCATCAGACTTATTATTAATAATAAGACTATTTATTCAAGGAGGATAGACAAATGGGAACAACAACATTTAATGGACCAGTTAGATCGGAAAAAGGATTTCAACAGGTCAATAAAGACAGTGACACAGGAGCTTATACTAAAAGAACTCTGGGATTAAAACCAGATCTTACAAGTTTAACAGCTACGGCTGTGGCAACGGCAACAACATTAACTTACACGGCTAATGTAGTTACTCTTAACAACTATACAGGGGCTGCTGCTCAAGCGGTAACATTACCGGCAGCGACAGCAGGAACTAAAGTAGTGCATTTTCAAACACTGGACACAGCTCACGCAACAGCTGCTACACTTTCGTTTGCATGTGCAGGCAGTGATGTTTTTAGAACTGGTTCAAAGGTTCAATCTACTGCAGGTGCGGCGTCTACTATGGATACGTCTATAGCAGATGAAACTACACTAACGTATACACCTGTGAATGCCGCGACTAACATATTAACCTTAGGTTGTTACTTGTATTTTACTTGTGATGAAGCAGGTACTTGGGAATTTGCTCATGATCTCGCTAAATATACAACAGCTACGGCTGGCACTTTTGCCTGGTCATAAAATAACTAATGTGAGCTCTTTCGGGAGCTCACTATTACTTAAGGAGTAAATTATGAGTGATTGGATTGGAAGTGCTAAAGCCACAAGGCTAACAGCATCAGGAGCAGTATTTGCTGGTCCGTGCAGAATACTATCAATTTATTTTGTTAGTACTGTCGCGGCCGGATCTATTGAAATAAAAGATGGCGGAACCGGTGGAACTTCAAAGGCAATTTTTGATACACCAGTAGGTGGAACAAGTGCTGGAGGACCAGCATATTATCAAATTGATCTACCTGGTCAAGGCATTAGATGTGAAACCAGTGGCTGGGCTACACTAAGTAACGTTGATAAAGTAACGATTTTATACGGCTAAAAGTTTATGGCTTATTCAGGCACTAGAACTTTTAACCTTCAAATTGAAGAGATCATCGAGGAGGCATTTGAGAGATGTGGACTTGAGGTTCTTAGCGGTTATGATTTAAAAACTGCTAGAAGATCCTTGAATCTTATGTTTTCTGAATGGGCTAATCGGGGTCTTAATTTATGGACAATTGATTATGATAATCTCCCTATGGTTGCTGGGCAGAACCGTTATGCTCTTGACCAGAAAGTGGTGGATGTAATTGATGCTGTCATTACTACAACTGCGGATGGATCTACGACACTTCAGGGAGATGCTGATACAACAGATGTAGCTATTACTAAAATTTCCAGAACCGAATATATGAATTTAAGCAGAAAGACACAGAAAGCTACAGGAGATGCAAGACCTACTCAATACACAGTTATAAATGGAGTTATCACAGGAACGACTCCAACTGCAACTTTTGGTAGACCAGAAAATGATATATCCTTATGGGTTTATCCATGTCCTGATAAAGCATATAATCTTAAATTTTTTTATGTTAACAGAATTCAAGATGCTGGAGATTACAATAATAATGCAGATGTTCCATATTATTTTCTTCCTTGTTTAGTTTCAGGATTAGCGTATTATATATCTATGAAAAGATCACCAGTGTTAACTGCAAATTTAAAAACTGTATATGATGAAGAATTTCAGCGAACAGCTGATGCTAACCGAGAACGAGTCTCGTTTAGAGTTAAACCTGCGCAAGCATATATACCATAGGAAGCAGTATGGTTAAATGTGAAAAATGCGGTCGTGAATGTGATTGTGTAAACAATTGTGAATGTAATGACTGCGCATGCCCAAAGGAGGAATCATGAGAAATGATTATGGAATAAGACACCAAGGAAAAGGATCTGGCAAAAAGCGTCAGATGGGTGGACACAAAGGCAAAGGAGATATTCCTAACAAAACTAAGTTAGATAACATGACCATTAATAAGAAGGGTCAACCTTTGACTAAACATGTAAAAATGTAGGAGGAAAAATGAGTAAAGATTGGTTAAAAGGACGAGGACAAATTTCTATACCTAAACCAGCTAAAGCTGGTGTTAACAGTGATAAAGGAACTGTTAAAGGCGGAGGAGGCCAACCATTAAAAATGGCTGGTAAAAATCCGATTAGTGGAACCATGCAAGGAATGGGAGCTGCTAAAAAAGGTGGAAAATATACTTGGACTGGAACGAATAAAACTAAATGGTAGGATAAATGGCACACGCTAGTGGAAAATATGCTCTGGCTATTTCTGACAGAAGTGGATTACAATTCCCTTATACAGAAATGGTTAAAGAATGGACAGGCGCATGGGTACATACAAGTGAGTATGAACCTAAGGCTCCTCAATTAATGCCTCATGAGCATTCACCAGATCCACAAGCTTTATTACATCCTAGGACAGCAAGAGTTGCCCCGGAAACAACTAGACTTTTACCAGTAGATCCTTTTTATTTTACTAAGGGAAGTACTACAGTTAAGGTTTATTCTCCTAATCATGGATTTACTACGTCAGATACAATAATGTTTTGGAGTGCAACGAACAGTGGAACAGAGGGAAGCACAACACAATTTCAAGGAATGGGTGTCCAAGGAACTAATAAGTTTGGAGTTGCTCCTTCAGAATTGGAATCAGCTTCTGGTTACACACCAACACCTGATACCTCTAATGTTACCCCTAATGGACCAGATCTTAAATCAAATTTTTTTACTATAACAATTAGTTCTACACCTACCGCAACTGGTTATGGTGGTGGAGGATTAGTATTTGTGGGGCCAACAACGGTTAGCGCATGACAACATATACTGAATTAGTAGAGCAAATAAGATCATATACAGAAACGGATAGTAACGTTTTAACTTCCACAATTATTGACGACTTTATAGAACATACAGAGAACAGAATTCTTCGTGATTTAGATATACCTATATTTACTTCACATCAATATTCAAATTTTACTACGTCTTCAGGATTTTTAACATTACCTGGTGGTACTTCTCTTACTCCTACCGAATTTTCAGTAATTAACAGTGTTCAAATTTACGCTTCTGTAGGAGCTGCTAGAACATATTTAGAACGAAAAGATGTTAGTTATATGAATGAGTATTGGCCTAATAGAGCAACTACTGGAACACCAAAATATTATTCACAATGGGACTATAATACTATATACGTAGTACCAACCCCAGATGCGGCATATTTTAGTGAAGTTAGTTTATCTAAATTACCAAACAGATTAACTTCAAGTAACGCTAACACTTGGTTAGGAGACAACGCACCAGCATTAATGCTTTATGGCTGCCTTGTTGAGGCTTTCAAATATTTGAAAGGACCAGCAGAAATGCTGCAAATTTACACACAATCGTATGAGACCGATTTACAAGAGGTAGCTGCGCAACAAATGGGCCGTGGAAAACGGGATCAATATATGAGT